CGAAAAGGAGAGATTGACGACGGGCGATAGGCCCGAATTTCAACCCCATTCAATCATTTAGGAGACCCTTATGGACGAGACAAACAATCTCCCGGAGCCGGAAGCCGAGGGAGAACTTGTCGAGACGACGACCGAAGCACCCGAAGACGAGGACACGCCAGAGGTCGCCACACCAGAGGACGACGATACCGAAGACGTTACCGAAGACGAAGAGTCCGAGGCCGTCGATGTCAAGTATGATGGCAAGGATTACTCGGTGCCGCCGGCGTTGAAGGACGCTCTGATGCGGCATTCGGACTATACCCGCAAGATGCAAGACGTGTCTGGTAAGCGAAAGGAACTTGAGGCTGCGGCCCAAATGCTCCAACGCGATACCGAACTGCATAAGGTGCATATTGACGAGGTGGCGACGATCAAGGCTATCGAGCAACAACTACAGGCTTATGAGTCTGTGGATTGGGAGACAGCCTATAACGACGACCCAGTGGAAGCGATGAAGCTGGACCGTCAACAAAGGGGCTTGCAAGAAAACAAGCAGCAGGCCCTGGCCCGGCTCCAGGAAAACCAGCAACAGGTATTCGAGCAACAGCGTGGAGAATACGCCAAGTTGATTGAAACAGGCCAAGCCGCGCTGGAAGCGGATATACCGGGTTGGGACGCCGAGATGGCCGAAAAGACCCGCAAATATGCTTTGAAAGCGGGACTGACGGAAACCGAGGCGTCGCGTGTAATCAACCCAGTGCATGTCAAACTGATCAACAAGGCTCGGCTTTACGACGAACTGGTCTCCAAGCAGGCGGCCAAGCCGAAGCCCGCCCCGGCGCAACCAGCCGCAAAGGTCAAGGGTGCCCGACAAGGCGGAACGAAAGATCCGGAGAAGATGACAGCAGATGAATGGGTGAGATGGCGCAACAAACAAGTGGCGAAACGCCGCGCATAGTTTCGCCGTTGTCTCAATTCCAACCTAAGGAAATTGTTCGATGGCTAATACACTACTCACGCCGACTGCGGTTACCCGCGAGGCTTTGCGGATACTGCACCAGAAGCTGAATTTCGTCGGGACTGTCTTACGGCAGTACGACAGCAGCTTCGCCAAGAGCGGCGCGAAGATCGGCGACTCGTTGAAAATCCGCCTGCCGAACCAATACACGGTTCGTTCGGGCGCGAGCCTTTCGACGCAGGATATCGCCGAGACAAGCGTCACGTTACAGGTTGCCACGCAAAAGGGCGTGGATACCACCTTCACCTCCGACGACTTGACGATGGACCTTGACGACTTTTCGGAGCGCATCCTGGAACCGGCGATGTCGGTCCTGGCGGCGAATATCGAAAGCGACGCCATGTCCATGTACAAGGACGTGTACAACCACGTCACGGACGTGGGGGCCACCGTTGACGTTTCGGATGTCCTTAATGCGGGCAAGGAACTGACCGACAATCTGGCGCCTTACGACAATCGGACCTTGAACCTGTCCACGCAGGATAATGTGGACTTGGTCGATGCCATCAAGGGGCTCTACAACGACCAGACGAAGGTCGCGAAGAACTACCGTGAAGGCCGCGTTGCCAGCAACACGTTCGGTTACGCCAACATCATGGAGAACACGATGTGGCCGCAGCATACGACGGGCACCGACGACGGCACCGGCGACTATCTTGTCAACGATAGCGGCACGATAGCCGAAGGTTCGACCTCGATTACGACGGACACCGGCGCCGGAACGTACTTGATAGGCGATATTTTCTACTTCGCCAGCGTATATCATGTACACCCGGAGACAAAGGCGACAACTACCAAGCTGAAGGAGTTCACCGTTACGGCGCTCACCGGCACGTCCTTCACTTCCATAAGTTTCTCCCCGGCTATGTATAGCTCGGGGGCGAAACAGAACGTCTCCGCGATGCCGGCCAACAACGCCGCTTTGCATAAGAACGAGAGCGATCAGTCCACCGATATTGCCGCAAGCGCGGATTTCGGCGTATCCCTAGCGTACCACAAGGATGCGTTTGCGTTTGCGACGGCTGATCTGCTTATGCCGACCGGCGTTGATTTTGCTGCCCGCGAGGTTTTAGACGGCATTTCAATGAGGATCGTGCGTGACTACGCAATCACGACCGACACGTTCCCCTGCCGCCTCGATGTCCTTTACGGTTACAAGACCATCAGGCCCGAGTTGGCTTGCCGTATCCACATGAATTAAATCTTCCCCAACTTGGGGACCGCCTTTCTATGATGAGGCGGTCCCCGTCTTTTTTGAGGTGACAAATGACACAAGTTTTTCTCTACCGGATCGTTGACGGCGAGATGGAAGCCAAAATCTTCGATGCCGACGATATGCCGAAAAGCGGCTGGTCAGACAGCCCGGCAGCGGCGACGGCGAAAGCCAAGCCGAAAAAACAGCCTAAAAAGAAATTGATGTAACGGGCAGATATCATGTCGATCACCACTCTAGCTGAACTGAAAACGGCGCTCGATACCGAAACGAGCCGCAGCGATATCACCTGGAATGATTACATAACCCGGGGCGAAACGCGCCTGAACCGCAAGCTGCGGCTGTTGCAGCAGGAGACGGACGGTTCCCTGACGCTATCGTCCGGCAATGATTATGTATCCCTGCCGAGCGATTTCATTGCCCACAAGGATTTGTACTATACGAGCGACAACTGGCAGCCGATCCAGCTTGCCTGGCCCGCCCTGCGGAAGAAAGCCAGCACGGCCAGCGGGCGGCCCGATTATTACGCTATCGGTGACAAGATATATTTCGAGCGCGATGCGGACCAGAATTACACGCTGAAACAACATTATTTCAAACGCTGGGATTTGGCGACGGATGATGCCAACTGGTTGCTGACCAACGCGCCCGACGCCTATATCTATTCGGCCCTGATGGCCTTCAATACCAGGGCCAAGAATACGCAGGCCGTGGTTGAAAACCGGGCGCTGCTGGAAGAGGTTGTCGATGAACTCAACAAGATGGACGGACGGACGCGATCCCGGGTCAAGATGGTGACGGAATTCGGCGGCGCCGGTTTCGACATCAACAGGGGCTGATCAGATGGTTCCCTTTGGGCCGTTCCTACCCGACCAGGCCGACCTGGGGAACCCGGGGGCCACCATTGCCAACAACGTCCTACCAAGGACTGCGGCCACCTACGGCCCGTTCCCGGCGTTGAGCGCGGTCTCGGCGGCGCTCTCCAACCGCCCGCAAGGGGCGGGGTCGTTCACGCAGAACGAGGGAACGGTCCACACCTTTTGCGGCGATAGCGACGACCTGTTCAAGTTGAGCGCGACTAGCTGGTCCAACGTCTCCAAGTCCTCCGGGACATATACGGTGGCCGTGAAGGATACCGTTAATTTCATCCAGTTCGGGGACACGGTCATCAGCGTAGACGGCCATACGGACCCGCCGCAGAGCTACGTAATGGGGACCAGTAGCGCCTTTGCCGACCTGGCCGGCAGCCCGCCACGGGCGAAAGTGGGGGCGGTGGTCAAGGATTTTGTCGTTTTCGGAAATACCTGGGACTCGACGGACGGCGCCAAGTCGAACAGAATCTGGTGGGCGGCTATAAACGACCCCACGGATTGGCCGACCATAGGCTCCGCAGACGCCGCATCGAAGCAAAGCGACCGGCAGGACTTGCCGGTGGGCGGACAGGTGCAGGCCATCGTCGGGGCCATCGGCGGCATGGATGGGGCGATATTCTGCAAGCGCGCTATCTATAAGCTGCAATACGTCGGCCCGCCAACAGTTTTCAATATCCTGGAGGTCGAGCGAGATCGGGGAACGCTGGCACCCAACAGCGTCGTCAACGTAGGGCCTTTCGGCTTCTACCTCGGCGAAGAAGGCTTTTATATGTTTACGGGTTCGGGCAGTAAGCCCATAGGCGACCAGAAGGTGGACAAGTTCTTCCTGGACGATCTAGATCACAACAATATCCACAGGGTTTACGGCGCTGGCGATCCACTGAGCCGCCAGGTCTATTGGGCATATCCCGGCGTCGGCAACGCAAACGGGCGGCCCAACAAGGTCATCATCTACAATTGGGCCGTGGACCGCTGGGCAACGGCGGAGGTGGAGCAGGATTTAATGTTCCGCAACCTGTCCATCGAGGTCGATCTGGACAGCATGGACGGCTACGGGAATATGGACGCCCTCGGCGCGTCCCTGGACGACCCATCGTGGATCGGCGGGTTGACCATCCTCAACGGCTTCAACGAAGACAAGAAACTGGCCCGTTTTACAGGCTCCCCCCTGGCGGCCAGCCTGGAGACCCAGGAGATCGGCGGAACCGGGCGTATCTTCGTCAACGGCGTGCGCCCGTATATCGACGGCGGCACCGTGACGATCAAACTGCGCTACCGCGACCAGCCGGTGGATTCGGTGACCGAAAGCAGCGAGAACAGCATCGACGCGGACGGACAGGCTCACTTCACGGTTTCCACCCGTTTCGCCAGGGCGCAAGTCAATATCGCCGCCGGGGGCTCCTGGACCCATGCCCAAGGGGTCGATGCGGAGGTTGCCGAGGACGGCGGGGCATGAGCGTTTCCGAATACCCGGTCCCGCCCCTCGACCTGGACGATGCCGACCAGCACCGCAGGCAGTTGGCCCAATCGAACAGCCTGTTGATGTTTGGCAAAACCAACAACGTGATCGACGTGACGCTGACGGCCAGCGCCGCCTCAACCACCGTTACGGATGCTAGGCTGGGCGTCCACACGGCCTGCCTGTTTATGCCGAAGACGGCAAACGCGGCGGCGGAAATCGGCAACGGCACCATGTACATTTCAGACACGAGCCGGGTCAACGGCAGCGTGGTCATTACGAATGCGAACAACTCACAGACGGATCGGACTTTCAAGATGGTATTGGTAGGATAAAATGCCCTGGGTAGGAAACCAATACATTTTCCCCCGCGCCGCCCCGGCATACGCAACATGGCCGGCGCCGCCCGCCCCGCCCGCGCCGCCTGCGCCGCCGGTTATCCCCCAACGGTGGAAGCGCCCCGAGCCGATCGACGGAGACGGGGGTTCTGTGTACCCGACGGACTCGAGTTTTGGGGGAACGCCGCCTGGGCCGACGGCGCCCGGTACGGACCCCGGCCCGGACCCCGGCCCGCCTTTGGGGGTTAGCGGCTACGCGCCAACCGCGAGTTATGCCGGCACCGCCTTGTCGGGCCTCCTTGGAGTTCCCGGTTTAGGGATTGCGGGCGGCCTTTTAGGCTCCATCTCGGACGTTTCGAGGGCGGAAGATGCATTGGCGGAAGCGTATGGAAAGAGCCCCCCGGGGTATGGGAGAGAGGATTACGACCCAGACCTTAGTATCTTGGATACATTTGTAGATACCATGCTTGGCATGTTTGGCTTCGGCAAAAGCGCCGAGCAACAGTTGATGGATGAAATGGCCCACCTGGCTGTAGTGGACCTGGAAAACCCATTCGACTATCAGGTGGAGGTCACGCCGGAGGAAATGCAAGCGTATGGGAGAGCTTGGGGCGGCTATGAGACTAGCCCCTATGATTTAATGGGCGACATCGGCGCCGAGGTTTCTGCGGGCGGCTGGGGCTCCCCAGGCGGGCTGGATATAGGCGGTGAAGGCCCCTCAGGTGGTGGCACTGGCCCTGGTGGTACTGGTGGCGGACCCGGGGGTGGCCCCGGTACTGGTGGCGGTGTGGGCGATGATGCTGGCAGTCCTTTTTAACCGTATCCACCTACCCACGGCGGGGTTTTAGGCTATAACAGTGTCCACCGAACCTACCGTGAAACATAACTTCGTTGAGGAGGCCACCGCATGATAAGGCTTCTCGTTTGAAGTTTTGCATCGTCCCGCGAGGTGACGCCGTTGAGGCGGCTTCGCGGGCAAAGCCGTTGCTCATCCGGGCCTTGGCACACGGCGGCACGCACGGCTTCCACGACCTTCAGAAAGACCTGGGCGACGGCCAGGCCCAGCTTTGGCTGGCCTGGGAAGGGGACGGCCCGAAGGCGGCGGTGGTCACGACGATCACCAATTATCCACTCTATACGGAGTGCCTGATCTGGCTCTGCGCCGGGGACGGCAGGGATGGCTGGCTCCACGGCCTGGAAGGTATCGAAGTCTGGGCCAGGGAGCGTGGTTGCGCGACGGTCGCCATCCAGGGGCGCCCTGGTTGGGAGCGTGTTTTGAACGGTTATTCCAAAAAGGCAGTAATTCTAGAAAAGAGGTTGACATGAGTTCCAGCAGTAGACCCAGCGGCACTTCGACCACGGTGGTCAACCGCGACCCCTGGTCGGTGCAACAGCCCTATCTCACGACAGGGTTCGGCAGGGCGGAAACCCTCCTCGACCAGCCGCAACAGTTCTATCCATATTCAACTGTCGTACCGTATTCGCCGGTCACGGAAGAGGCGCTAACGGGCGTGGAAAGCCGGGCGCGGGCGGGATCACCCCTGACCGGCGCGGCCCAGGAAAATATCCTTTCAACCGTGCAGGGGGATTACCTCTCACCGGAAAGCAACCCGTACCTGGCAAGCGCGATGGAAGCCGCCACACGGCCCATGCAGGAGCGGTTCACCCAGGACGTGCTGCCGGGGATCAGCGGCGCCTTCTCGCAGGCCGGGCGGTACGGTAGCGGCCTGATGGCGAACCAGCAACAACGAGCGGCGGAAGCCTATCAGCGCCAGATCGGCGATGTCACCTCCGCGATGGCCTACCGGAACTATGCCGACGAGCGGGCGCGTCAAATGGAGGCGACGCAGATGGCCCCGGCGATGGCAGAACTTGATTACGGCGATTTGCAGCGGCTAGGCGCCGTCGGCGGCGCCCGGGAGAAGATCGCCGAGGCGGAACTGCAAGAGGATATCAGCCGTTTCGCGCAAGAACAGGTGGCCCCGCGAGATGCGCTGCGCGAGTTCATGGCGACAGTCGGCGGCGGCCAATACGGCGGCGGCGAAACGACGGCCCAGCCCCTGTACAGCGATCCTTTCAAAAGCGGCCTCGGATACGCGGGGACGGCAGCCGGGATAGCCAGTTCGCTCTTCGGCGGCGGCGCGGGGAAAAGTGCTTGGTCCGGACTCAAGGGATTATTTTAATGACACACCGCATCCGCGCAACGGCGATCAAGCCGTTCGATCCCAAACATGTCTCCCCGTCCTATAACCTAGGCATGCGACCGTTTCGCCAGGGGCACACGGGCTTGTTGGCCTGGCGCCCGCCGGGCCGAAATGTTCCGCTCAGTCCGCAAGGCGTGATATATGGGCGAGGGGGCGATTGGGGCAGTGATGGCGCAATAAACAAGCCAATAAACCCCAAGTGGCGATGGGAAACTGGCGCTCCGCCGCCGCCCGTTGCCCCCGGCCCAATGCCGCTATCTACCCCCGATACCACTACTGCCGTACCTTCCACGGACGCGGAGGTAGCGACTTCCCGCCTGACCTCGTTCGCCAAGGGCCTGGGCGCGTTGGGGCCTCATCTGATTGCCGCCGGGGCGCCGACCACCGACCCAGGCCGCGCTCAACGTGAAACTGCCAAAGGGTTCCAGGCCTTCCAGAAGGCGACGGACAAGGCGCGGCAGCAAAGGCTGGTGGATCTGAAATATGGACAGGAACAGGAGCGGCTAAACAGAACACAACAGGCCGCCGAGATAGCTGCGAAGCAGATGGACAACTTGGGAAGGGAGGATTATGCCAACTTGATCCGGGCCAACCCGACTGAATGGTTGAAAGGCACTTGGCAGATCAAAGCTACTATGGCAGGACGCAAGGACCGTGATGATTGGATTGCCATCCCGAACGTTGGCGCCATGCACATACCGTCGAGAGAAATAATCAGCCAATTTACTGACCCGGTTCCCACTGCGATGGCCCCGGGAGCGGTGCCTCCGGCGCCAGGAGCGCCAGAGACGGATGTTTCTCCCTATGCACCGAAACCGACAACGCCCTCCTCACTAAAGGCCAGGGCGGATTTGGAGAGAGGAATGGCGCAGACGGCCTATAACAACGCCTTGGCAGTTGTCGAGGCGGATGAAAAGAGGGTTGTTGCGGGTCGCAGTATTGAGAATGCCCTGACCCGCTTTGGTAACCTATTGACAAAACAAGAGAAGCAAGGAGGGGGCACTGGCGGAATATTGCGTCAGGTTCCGGGGGTTATTGGGGCCGAAGCCCAGATAGATCCCGAGATTGCAAATATGCAAGCCATAGCGGACGAGATTACCCCGCATATGCGCCAAGGGATGCCGGGTGCGGCATCGGATCGGGATGTCGCGATGTTCCAAAGCGCAACGGTTTCCCCCAAAAAAATGCTGGAAGTCAACCGCAACGTCATCAGGGCAAAACTGGCGCAGTTGGAGCGGGACGGAGAATATACCCGCACCAAGAGAGCCTGGATTGATAAATACAGGACATTGGAGGGGTTTGAAGCCGAATGGAATGACTTTACCAACGCCAACCCCATTTTTGCTGATCCAGGACTGGCCGCAGACTATGCACTGAATCCGAATCGCATCGAATATAGCGCCGGTTGGCGTAGAAAAATGAAAGATGTGAAACCCTTTGTACCTGGTAAAATTACAATAAAGAGAATCGATCCAAAGGGTGGCGGATAATGGCAAAGTACCAGATTAAATTACCAGACGGCGCGACTTACGAGATCGAGGCACCGGACGATATGCCTGAGGCGCAAGTGCGTGAAAAGTTCGAGGCCAGTATGGCGCAAGCGCCACTGCCGGAAGCGACAACGCCCCCGGCTGACGATTGGCGCGGCACCGGGGTCGGCGGTTTCGTGCGCGGCCTGCGGGACATCCCGGACGCCGGGGCGGAATTGTTGGTGCGTGGGATCGAGGCCGCCATCCCCGACGATTGGGGATTGGATAAATGGGCCAAGCGACAGGTGGCCGAGATCGTAAGGATAAACCGCGAGGCGGAACGCGGATATCAACAAGATTGGCGCGGGGGCCAAATGCGCGGCAAGTTCGACAAGAGCCGCCTGGCTGGGAATATCGCCGCAACGCTCCCGCTTGCCGCCATCCCCGGCGGGGCGGCGGTATCCGGCCTGGCCCGCACGGGACAAGCGGCGGCGGTTGGCGGTTTGTCTGGCGCCCTAATGCCGGTTCATGGGGACGATGACGACTTCTGGAAGACGAAAGCCATGCAGACCGGCCTCGGCGTTGCTGGCGGCGTTGCTGGGCCATATCTGGCCCGGGGGGCCGCCAGGGTGGTATCGCCCGTCTCGGACGCCGCGACAAAGGTGCTTGCCAAAGCTGGCGTGCCGATGATGCCCGGGCAAATTTTAGGCGGCGCATGGAAGGCGACGGAGGAAAAACTGACCAGCATCCCGTTTTTCGGCGATGCCATCAAGGCGGCCCAACGGCGCGGGCTCGTGGCATTCAACAAGGCGATCGGCAACCGCGTCCTCAACCCCATCGGCAAAACGGTGCCGAAGAACATCAAGGCGGGAGAAGACATGGTGCGCCATGTCGGGGACGAGCTTTCCCGCGCCTATGACGATGTGCTGCCGGGGGTCAACGTCGTTATGGATGACATCTTCCGAAACGACATGGTCAAATTGGCCTCAATGGCCGATGAAATCGGCGGCGCGGCGGGGAAACGGTTCAAGGTTATTCTTGAGAATAAGGTCTTTTCTAAATTCAAGGGCGACCGCCCGGGCATGGATGGCCTTTCATGGAAGAAAGTCGAGGAGCAACTCGGGAAAGACGCCGGGAAATTCAAGCGGAGCCTTGATGTTGATCAAAGCCAGATAGGTGATGCGCTGACGGAAGCGCAGGCCGCGTGGCGTGAACTACTGTTCCGTCATGCGGGTAAGGGGAAGGCGCAGCGTATCGCCAATATCAACGCGGGATGGGCCAAGCTGATCATCCTGGAAGATGCGGCCACCGCAGCAAAGGGCAGCGTCTTCACGGCGCCGCAGTATATGGCGGCTGTCAAAAAGGCCGACCCTAGGGTGAGGAAACGCGGCATTGCACGCGGCGAGGCCCTCGAAGTGCCAATGGCGCAGGCGGGCGTCGAGAAACTGGCCCAAAGAGTCCCGGAAAGCGGAACAACCCCGCGTGCATTGATGGCCGGGTTGCTGGGTGGCGGTTATTACGCTGAGCCGACAACCGCCGTACTGGCCGGCTTGGGTCTTACCGCTGGCGCGGGGGCGTATACGTCCCCCATGCAGCGGCTCTTGCAGACCTTCTTGACGAGGCGCCCCCAAAGGGCGGGGATCGTCGGGGGCGGGTTGCGCCGGGCCGCGCCGACGTTGTCGCCAGCGGTCCCGCAGGCTTTAGGCGGGCTCCTCGGAGACCCCCTGAGAATCCGCATCCCGCACCCCGGGGAAAGGTATGGGCCGTGACTGATGGCAGCCCACGCCCGCTCTTAGGCGGGCTTATCGGGCCATAGGTAATGGATGGTGGCTCCCGCGAACCAGCCGAGACCGTGAATAACCTTCCCGGCCCCTAAATAGAACCAGTATTGCAGCCATTTGCGGAACCGTGCGTAAAGCGGCAACAACAGAACGACCCCAGCTGCAACCAAGGCGGTGTGGAGTGCCTGATTGGCGTCCATGCGGCCATTTTACACCACGTTTCGGAGATTTAAAAGATGGCGATGAAAAACTGGTCCACGACAGCATCAAGCAACGCTACCGTCGACTCGATCAATTTCGCGGAGGCGCAACTCCCCAGCACCGTGAACAATTCGGCCAGGGCGCTGATGGCCGATGTCCGCACGTTCCTGGACGACGGCGGATGGCACAACTGGGGCCATACGACGCCCTATGCCAGCGGCACAAGCTTCACAATCGCCTCCGACGAGACGGCCATCTATACGGCGGCCCGCCGTATCCGCGTCGTGGGCTCCTCTACGGGCACCATCTACGGGGTTATATCGTCCAGCGCCTATTCCTCCCCGAACACCACCGTCAACATCACTTGGGACAGCGGCTCCCTGTCATCGGAAACCCTGGCCGTCTCCGTTTCCATACTGGACGTGAAAGGGCTCATCGACGCTTCGAAACTCCTCTCCGGCACGATCCTCAACGCCCGCCTCGACCAGCAGTTGCAGGACGTGGCCGGGCTGGCCGTAACTAACAGCGGCCTCATTGTCGGC